ACCAAGAACCAAAGACCAAGAACCAAAGACCAAGAACCAAAGACCAAGAACCAAAGACCAAGAACCAAAGACCAAGAACCAAAGACCAAGAACCAAAGACCAAGAACCAAAGACCAAAGACCAAGAACCAAAGACCAAAGACCAACACCCACCTAAAAATTAAGATTCCAGTGCCCCTTCTATCCATTGACTATTTTTTTGAGAAAAGTTCTCCCCATAAACATATAATTCACGATCTGGAAATGGTTGTCGAATTAAAGGTAACATATTTTCAGAATCGAACCCCACACCATAATACGCAACACCATGTTCCCAATAAGCAACTTTAGTATGAGTAGGATTAGGTATATCAATCGAAGGAAATGTTTTATGTAAGCATCGCATCAAAGCACGATTTACTTTATCAAGACCTCCCTCCAAATACAAACGATTCCAATAACGAGCAAAACGATTATCTGTATATGAAATCATAATAATACCAAGTTCTCGATTTATTGGAAGAATATACCTCAACATATTATTTGTTGTAATTCGAGACATGTCATAGAACCAAACTTTACCAGTTTCCGTATTTTTCGGAAATATCGAATAAATACGACATAATGGTAATGTATTTATCATACGTAATAGAGGATATATAGGTCTAAACATAGACAATTTCATCAATGTTTCTTTATTTGCTGCCATCAAGACACTGGAAGAATGATATATAGAATTAATTTCTTTACAACCTACAGAAAAGGTTCTCTTAGTTTGAATATATTCTAACATATTTACTTTATGACGGGTTCTCAAATGGAATCCAGAGAACCTTTTCAAACGTACCAACAATTCATCAATAATTTGGGACATTCCTCCATTTAATACATAAAAATTACTAAAATAATATTGTCGAATTAAAAATATACTATCATAAGCATTCATATCAGTCAATTCTGAAGAATATCCAAAGGAATTATAAATCAGTTGTACATTTTCTAAAGAGAGAACCTCCTTTAAATATTCCAAAAACGTCATATTTTGTAACCTTTTTTTGAAAGTTCTCGAAATATTATTATCAAATCTTTTTAAAATAGACTTCATTAATTTATCCAATACATCTTGATCAATATATTGTTGAATACCACTCTCACTTCCAGTCCCATGATCTAAAGAAGAAATATATTTTTTATTACCATGAATAGGGACAATTTTAGATTTTAATCCAAGTTCTCGAATCAATTCTAACAATAATATATGTTTATTATGAAAACGCCCAGCACCAAATTCAACACTCGGATAATAACGATTATGAAATGTCCTAATACGTCCACCAAGATGTGAATTTGCTTCCAATAACAAAAGAGATAATTCAGGTTCTCGTTTTAATCTTTGCCAAGCTTGATATAATCCAGAAATACCACCACCAATAACAATAACATCATAAAACATATTATATATAGTATGATACACAATGTTTCTTATATATAATATCTAAAAAATATAAACACAATACATGTATATTTATAGTATTACAAAATGGAAAGTTTTTTTTATATATTACAACATCATGCTGGTATAAATAAAAAAATAGAATTTACAAAAAATACATCTATAATGGATAATTTATCAAATTCAAACCTAAACCCCAATTCGGTTTTAATTTCAAATTATCAACTATTATTTTACATGAAAACAATACATGATAAATACGAAGAAAACCAAAACCAAAACCAAAAAAAAACGAACCACTATCTATTACAAGAATATATCAAACAAAAATTCAAAAATATCGATGTATTGTTTTTAGATAATATATTCATGAAAACGGAAGAAAAAGAAAAAATAGAATTGATTTTTTTCAAAACACAACGTACATATTATATATTAAAACGAGCAATTTACAATTATCGTTTCAAAAAAGCTCCCATTAAAATAAACACAGATTTATGTTTAAATATAATTGATCCAACCCATATCAATACATTCATATTATTAAAAAATAAAGTCAAATATTGTTTTACTATTCGTGATTTGATTCATATTATAACAAATGCCATTACAAATAGTTTCGAATTCTTTTCAGCACCAATAGAACCAAAAAATCCTTATACAAATATACCATTGACAAAAACAGATTTATATAACATATATTTTGCTATTAGAAATAGCACATATATTATACCACCCCTTATTTCAAGTTATTTTATTGAAAATTTTGATTTAAATCTATTTTCAATAAATAACGAATCCAGTATTCGTGAATATACGATAAAAAAATATCTATTAAATAGCACAACAAATGTATTATATAACGAAATTATAAATATGATAAATAATCATTTTGAATGTATAATACCAATTGTAACTGAATCAAAAAATACAACAAATAGTAAAATAGAAAAAGTAACAAAAAGAATAAATAAAGTAATAAAAATTTCCGATGATTTTCCAAAAGAAAAATTAGTTAATATTATGAGACCTTATTTATACATGTATTTAATTAGTAATCAATATATTATTGGAACAGAAAAAACAATATTATCAAAAAGAATATTCAAACATATGGTAAAACGATTTGTAAAATTTAATCCAAATTTTGGTAGAAAAAATATAAAGAATATTATTTCTCCTATGAAAGAAGGATTTTCTTTTTTCTCCAAAAGAAATATAAAAAAAGAATATTTATTCAACGATGAACATCCTTCAATGACATTAAAAGAAGCAGAAAATTTATTTTCAAATTTTTCAAATTTTAATATAATGAGATTTGAAGAAAATGATTTTTTTACAAACAATATCAATACAAATACAAATACAAATCAACCACTTACAATACCATCTAACACAAGATTAATATCAACAACAAGATCCTATAGAACTCGCAATTTAAGACCGAGAACAAATGAAGAATCTTTTTTAATAGATAATAATATTAATTTTGCGAATATAATATTTGAAATTCAGCAACCACCAACACCAACACCAACACCAACACCAACACCAACACTAACACCAACACCAACACCAACACCAACACCAACACCAACACCAACACCAACACCAACACCAACACCAACACCAACACCAACACCAACACCAACACCAACACCAACACCAACAATAAATACCGAAAATGAAGAAGTATCAAATAATTCTTTTTCATTCAAAACAGGAGAAACAAAGCAAGAGAATAATGAAGTAATAGCAAGACAACCAAATAATCAAAATATCAATATTATTGAAGAAATAACACAAATAATCAATAATATAGTATCAAATATAATAGAAAAAATAGAAGAAAATACAAAAAAATATTATACTACTGAAGATTAATCAAAATTTTTATTACACCGACCGAAAAGAAAAATGAAACATTTACACCCTGTCCAATGGAAGAATGAGCGATAATTTTCTTTTTTTAGAAATTATTTGTCCCATTTTTCTTTTCGGTCGGTGTAATATAATAATTTAATAGTGTAAAATCTTTTTTATAATAATTTAATGGAATTAAAGCAGCATCAGTAAAGCCAACCGATCTATCAACAATAGTATTAGTATTAATAGTATTACTAATGCTACTATTATTTACATTAGTAATATAAGCAGAACCCGATACAAGATTTACAGGCCCTACACTTTTTTTTTCTTCTACATTAGAAATATTTGATTGATCCAATATTTCTAGTACCATAGAAACGACTGGACTACGTTCAATATCAGTATATTTCATAGAACAAACCGCAATACCAGTATGATTTTTACCAATCTCAGAAAAATGCCGAATTTTTTGTAAAAACATCTCCAAACCATTTTGACGTGTCAAATCACTTTGACGCAAATCGCCATTGATAACCATTTTAGAACCATAACCAATACGTGTAGTCAACATAATCATTTGATTCGGACTACTATTTTGCATTTCATCTGCCAAAATAAAACATCGTTTAAAAGTTCGTCCACGCATGAAAGCCAATGGGGAAATTTCAATAACACCAGACTGAATCATGGAATCTATTTCACGTTGATGATAATACTCTAAAAAAATATCAAAAATAGGTCGTGTCCAAGGATCCATTTTATTTTTAATATTTCCAGGTAAAAATCCCAATTCTTCTTCTACTGTTACTACTGGACGAGTCAATACAATTTTCTCAACATTACCATCACGAAGATCTTTAATAGCAGCTAAACAAGCAAAAAGAGTTTTTCCAGTGCCAGCTGGACCTAAAACAAATATAATTTGATTCTGTTTTGATTCCAACATTTTAACATATTGTTTTTGATTTTCACTACGTGGTGAATAAATAGGCGCCATATTTCGGCCTCGTCCAATACCATCATTATTACCATTGTTTTTATTTTTACCGCTTCCATTACCGTTACCGTTACCGTTTTTAGATCCCATCATTCTAATAATAGTTTTGAAATTTTTGTTTTGTAAAAAAAAATCATTACTTACCAATGATCTATACGGTTGAATACACAATAACAAGAATGTAGAAGAAAGGAAATTTTGTAATATCATATGATATACTATATATTATTCAAAATTATTAAGTGATTTTTTTCAAACTATAAAAAAGAAAAAAGTTATAAGAGAGAAAATACAAAATTCTCTTATAACTTTTTTCTTTTTTATTTTTCAAGTTTTATTATTTTTATAGAACAAGTAATATATTTATTCTTCATCGGAATCACTAGAATCAGCCCAAGATCCGGGACGACTATATTTATATTTAATAAACATAGACAAATCATTATTCGCTGAAATACTTTTACCATCAGCTTTCAAAGTATCCACAATACTAGGTGTAGGAGCAGGTTTATTCAAAGCATCACGATATGTAAAAGCAGTGCTAGTAGGTTTTTCTATAGTATCAGAAGAGTAAAATGTATCCAAAGTATCATTCGTCAACATAGAGGTATAAGTAGCAACATCATTTTCATCATCACTATCTGAATCTCCTTCAGAAAGTAATGAGAATAGATTCTTTGAACTTTTTTTAGGAACCAAAGATACTTGAGGCTTACACTTATACTCTTGAAGATTTGTATTGGGACGCCTTTTCATGGCGTCATTACTAATCATACGGCGAGAACACTTGGAAACAGTATGACCTTTCATATGACAAAATCTACACTCCATATCAAGCAAAGTTGGGCAACAAACTTTACTTTTGGGATCAGCACTTTCACGCACAAAGTGGCTAGTATATTCTTTTTCTGTCTTACCTGTATCAAAACAAACCTTACAGAAAGGCTTGGTAGCACCATTCATAAGATTCTTAGTAGAATATTGTTTGGCGTTCATTGTCTTGATTATCTCAGTTGTTGATTGTGAATTATCGGTTGATTATTGGTTGTTGTTGTTATATCATTTAACATAAAAACATAAAAAAGAATCAATTTTTATGTTTTTTTGAATTTCCAACACATCTCAAGCCAAGCCCCAAGCCAAGCCCCTACCCAAGCCCCTACCCAAGCCCCTACCCAAGCCCCAAGCCAAGCCCCAAGCCAAGCCCCTACCCAAGCCCCAACCCAAGCCCCAAGCCAAGCCCCAACCCAAGCCCCAACCCCCATTAAATATAATGACTTGTCAAAGGATAACTCACAGCATTCAAACATCGAATAACCTTGGCATGATCAGCTTCAACATCACTACCAATAGTAGATTCCTTACCTTCTTGAATAATTAACCAAGGAAAGAACGACCAACAACGTCCAAAATTCTGTAAACGTGTCGTCATCCAATCACTTGCCCAAAGTTCTTTGGAAAACATTTCAAGAAGACACTTAGCACCACTTAAAGATAATATATAACCTCCTGTCAAATATTGATCACGAACAGTAGTCCATTCGTATGAAGGAACAATAGGTTCAGAACAATTCAATATGATAGAATCCCAATTAGTAGGACCACCCACTTTTTCTACAAATTCATTCAAACGTTCCAGCCACTGATAATCAAAACAAGCATCATCTTCCAAAATAAGCGCATATTCCATGTTTTCAGAAACCATATATTTCCAAATATTCGCATGAGATTCAGCACAACTCTTCTGTCCTGAATTCATATAATCCGCAAAATTACTTTCTAAAGATGTAGGTGTAGAAGCATTCCAGCGAGTAACAGTAATATCAAAATAAGCAAATCTTTCTACCATTTTTACCCAACGTTGTTCCGCAGTTTGTAAAGAAATACAAAAAGTATTTTTTGCTTCAAAAGAAAAACGGAAATTAGACAATGTCATTTCAGATGAATATATAGTTAAATATTTACACTCTAAATATCTATATCTTTTTTACACCCTTGAACATTTATAATGGCACGGTTTTATATTTTTTTCATAAAACTAAAAAATAAAAAATAAAAAACAAACACTCCGAAGAGTCCGAAGAGTGTATTATTTTTTGTCGCATAAAATCGGTGGTGTAGATAAGATGTGTAATAATACTGAAAAATGTGATTTCATAGAACCTTTCGTAATCAACGCAGGATCAATTTCTTCCCATTGTTTGGAACATAATTTTATTTCAAGTGTATCAAGTTCTCTATTTAAATGAGAAATAGTTTTACGAAAAAGTTGACACCATTTACGTTGGAATCTAGGTTGATTTATATTTTCTCCATTCAATTTTGCCCAAATATTAACCATGTCTATAAATAACCAACCGTATTTGGAGGATTCACGTGGTATCCATTTTGCTACCAAAGAAATATGTTTTCTTGCTATAGGACGTGGTAAAAGTGGTTTTCGAGAACTAGTGGGTGTTTCAGACGAAAAAAATTGTAATCGATTATCAAAATAATTCGACATAATATCTGTCCATTTCCGTTTATCTTCATATAATTTATTGACCATTTTTTCCAACAATACATTTATAATATTTTCTTTATCTGTTTCAAAAATACGAGAACCAATATTTTTACGTTTTAAAAAACCACAAATATATTTAATATCGGACCAACACCCTATACCATTTACAAATTGATCTAAAATACGAAGCGCCCATTCGGGAAATAATAAATACCAAATAATCCAACAACCATAAGAAATATCACGTTCTTGAATTATACCATTTTTATTACGTATTTGGACAATCCATTTGGACAATTGATCAATTTCTTCAATTTGATATAAACGATTTGATAAATCAGTATCACTTGTTTGTGTAATAGGTATCCAAGTATGTATAATATGAATAATACGATCATGAAAATAATCCAACATTATTGGTAATTCAGAAGTTTTTCGAGAACGTTCAACAAATTCATTCAAAGAAATAGAAACATTTATATTCGTATTCATATTCAAAAATTTAACAATATAATAATCTCATAATAAATATAAAAATATTTTTATATTGTTTCATAAATTACAACCAATGGTAAATTCTATGTGGTAAATTCTATGTGGTAAATTCTATGTGGTAAGTTCTGCGGTAGGTTCTGCGGTAAGTTCTGCGGTAGGTCTATGTTTTCTAGTATAAAGAATTTTAGAATCTACAATTGGTTGTAATTTTATAGAAACCTTTTTTTTAATATTATTGTCCAAATTTTTATGAGTTTTTGTCTTTTCAAGATTTGTATTGGAATTCGATTTCAATATGGATTTATACCGTTGAAGATTAATGGGTGTTTTTGAAAGAGCGTCATTACAAATCATCGAGAGTTTAAGTTCTCGTTTATGTTTATGAACGATTTCTTGTAATAAAATATACAAAGTATTCAATGGGTGAAAAATAAAAATAGATTTATCTACATGAATATCTTCTAATGGAGAGAGAACTTTCAAAAATCGTTTTGAAT